CACTGAAGAAAAAACTGCGTGACTGAGGGTAAAAATAACCTATGCGACTTGTCAAAACTTCATTGGAAATAATACTTTCAATTTTTCCACCGTGACGATAAATTCCCTGTGCTTTTTTTGCATCGTATTCTAGGGTGTCGGTTGTAATTTTGTATTCTGAATCACGCACGCGAACATGTCCCCATAACTTTGCCTTTCGCGTTTTACCGTTGTAGTATAGAGAATCACAAAAAAGATTTATATCATCTTTTGGATGAACTCTAGTTTCAATAGTCAGATACTCATCATCTTTGTAGTAAATCCATCCTTTGATGTGAGGTTTCCACTCAACATAGTCATTTACTTTAGGGTCATACTTCATATTCCTTCTCGACGCACAGAAGAGAAATTAAAGTTTTGAGTTTAGCAATCTCTTCTTCTTGTTCGTTGATTTTATTCTGAAGACGACTAATTTGTGTTTGATATTGAGTCTTCAGATCAAACAACATTTTATTGGTGTGCATAACGTGATTTGTCATTGATTATACAATGAAAGTTTCTACTACTCGTGATTGCTCTTCGTTTTCAAGAGAAAATCGTTGTGCTTTAATTACGTTTTCCCTCAACTTACCATATTGCTCCGTCCATTCTTCATTGTCCCAATCAACAATCAAGTCAAAACATTCATCATCATTTTCGGCAATTACATTTAGCAATCCACCATCACTATGAGAAGAGGGTGCATAATAATCGACGATATACAGAAACTTTGTCATTTGTATTTGTAAATTACCTCTTAATTGTAATAGTTTTCGTCGCCTTCGTCAAGGTTATTTTGGTCGGCAGCAAATATAAATGCTGCACCAATTGTAAGTAGAGAACCTAGTCCCACTCCAAGTAGAAAAGTCATTTCAGTTTTGATTGTTGGAATAAAGAATGTCTAGCATTTGTTGGTAGTAGTTATCTGCTTCTACCTCACATTGATGAGATTCATTTGCATCTTCAATCTCATATTGTTTCATATTAAGAGAGTGAATCACGTTGTCTAGAAGATTAGTCAGTGCTTCAATCTTTTGGGTATCAGTCATTTGAGTGCGTTTTGTCCGATTGTGTGCTGAATCATTCTCACTGCCATACGAAAGTTTCCAAAGTCCATAGTTTTATCTTCTTCACAGAAGTCCTCAAAAATCTTTTTGATTTGTTCGTCAGTGATTTGTGGGTCAATCATTGGGGTTGTTTTGTATGAAGTCATTATAGAGCATCAGGAGGGTCTTGTGGGAGTATAGTGTGCCAGTTCTTAAAGTGGCACCTTACTCACCATTCTAAAACCTTTGTGCTGTTTGTATCTTCCCGTGAAAGTTCTTGTAAGATTTACTCTTTTCAAGTCATATCTTTTACAAAAATCTCTTAAACTTTTTGTCTTATGTGTAATGTTGTTCTCAAGTTCTATTATATGATATTCATACTCTGCGTTTGATTCCCTTATTCTTTCCTTCAAATCATTATCAAGTTTTATCCCATATCTTGGATTATTTTGTTTTCTTGTTTTCTTTTGTATTTTACTTTTGGTCTCTTCCGAAAGTAACCTACCATTCATTCCACCAGTATCACTATTATATCCATTTTTAAATGTATCATATATTCTTATCCAATACATTTCTCTTTCATTTATCAAATCAAAATCACATTCTTCAATCACACCATAAATGAAGTTATTTTTACCATATTTCTTTATGGCACGGTGAAATTTATATTGTGAGTTAGAAGACCTACAAAAGTGGTCATTTATTCTATATTGTAGTTTTTGTATTGTTTGCCCTATGTATTTCTTTCCTGTTGAAATACAATAGACACAATAGATAGTGCCTTTCATTCTACTCTAATTTGACCGCATATGTATTTATATTAAAAAGGAGGAGATTTCTCTCCTCCATCCTGATAGATTGCGGTCAAATCAGGTATTATTATTTATTTCCTATCGTAGGAAAGAGTTGGCACTGGAAGACCATTCTCTGTAGGTACATAAATGGTCACATTACCATTCTTTGCGCCATCTTCGATACCAGTGATATACAGGTACTGCAGATACTCACGATTGTCCTTCAGACTATCACCAATGATTTGGTTTGCCTTAGCAACACCACCAGCACGAATAATCTCTGCTTCAGCAAGTTGTTGTGCCGAATCTTTCTTTGCTTGTGCTTCCAGAACAGCAACCTGTCGAGTATACTCTGCTTTCTGCAGTTCTGCTTTACCAGCAAGAGATTGTTGCCACACATTATATTGTGGTCCACCAATAAAGATAAGACCACCAACGAAAAACACACCAGCAATAAAGAGAATAGCAGCAGGGTCAATAAATCCGTTTTGTTGTTTCATTTTTGTTCAAACTCCTTCACAAATTGTTCGATTTTTTTGTTGGACTGATAATTGCGGATAATATCCATAATACAATATCCAAAGGCAAATCCTGCCATAATTTCAATTGTGTTGCGAGCAAATCAGGTATGAATATTTATACCATCAGTGCTCCGTTAGGAATCTCAACAACTTCGGGAAGTTTATTTTCAAACTTATTAAGGTTATAACAAATCCATTCATTTTTTTGAGTAAACAAATAGTGATACTCTTCTGCACCATCAGGCAGCAAATACTCACAAAGGTCAGCATCAAGACGAGGGGGAGAATCTTCACCTCTTTCGCTATAATGAAGAGGTCCATAATAGCCGCGTTGAGTTTTACCTTCAGAAGTATAAAATCCATCATCAGTCCAAAGAGAACTTACATCGCCACCATCCACAAGTGCCTCAACTTTCTCACGGGTGTTGTAGTGAGTACGAAGAATCCTACCTGCCCATTCAGGATACCCATCATAATGTGAGTAGATTGAGAGGATACTTCCATCAGCAAGTTCAAGACCTACGCGACTTCTGGTGCTCATTTGAGGTGTTTCGTTGATTACCTTGTTATTATAGGGCATTCAGCGCCCTATGGTGCGATCAATGTGCCAGAAAAAGAAGCGTCACAAAGGAAGTCGTGCCACAGACTTTCCTTTCTTGTGATCGTTAATAAATTTCCGTGCAGATGCTTCAGTTCTACAGACTTTCAACTGTTGACCGTTGTGTATAATCATCAGTTGTTTTCCAAAAGGGATGGCAGCATAAGTTCCATCCCCAACTATAAATCCTTCCATCAAATCTTCTGCAATGTTCCTTCTTTCTTCATCTGAGCGATAAACTTGCCGACACTCTCTACAGTCCGAATGTGAAGGCGAACATAATCCAGATCTTCGCAACCAAAAACATAAAAGTGATCTGGTTTGTAAGTATATGCTACTCCAACTTGACTTTGCTCATCATCAAACTGAATCTTTGCAATAGCAGAAGAATCAGTAAACTCAAGAACTTCCATTGATCTCTTTCGATTACCTAGTAATCATAGCACAGGATCGGTGCCCTTGGGGGAGTCAGTGGTCAGTTCGCCAACTGGTTCTTCAGTGTATTTAAGTGATCTTCACTACATAACTTTGCGGTAAATCCAGGATAAAACTTATTTACGAGAGCACCAATTCCCATGGCAGTAATAGCACACTCGCATTTTATCCAAACTTCTTTTTCCTGGACTTTTACAATATGATCAAGGGGAAATTTAGTTTTCATATCATTTATCTAAAAAACCTCTCATACCAGTAGCAGCAACGAAACTCTCAAGACCTTTGTTGATTTTTTCAACTGATACTATATTTTTATGTTTTTTATATTTTCCTCTATAGACTTTATGAATATGTGATGGGTCATATCCATTTTCTTTAGCCCATTTATAAAATCCACATATTACAATTTTATTTCCATCACTAAATGTTATTTTCCACCATATAGAAGTTGCATTATTTTCTCCAGTGAGTTTATTTTTTGTTTCTTGAGAAATAATTTTATTTTTATTTGCTGTTCTTATTTTTTCTTTTGCTTCTTCTGTGTGGGTTTTATTATAAAATGGATTATTTTCTCCCATCTTTGATTTTCTAATTTTTTCTTTTGCATCTTGAGAATGAATAAATCCACTGGCACCATCTCCCCCATCAGTTCTGTTATGGAGAATACCAGTCTTCAAATCTTTTCTGCCAAAGACAGAAATCATATACTTTTCGTGCTCAAATGCTTGTTCTTCGGTAAGATTGTTCTTCAAAAAAATTATTTTAGATTTATCTTTTGGAACCCCGCAAGGTCTTCCATCTAAACGACTAATTCTATATCCACAACCTTTACCTATGTAGTAAGGAGTTCCGTCTTCCCGCAAATATGCGTAAGTATAAAACCTATTAGGATTTACCATAACTGCTCTTAACTTGGTGGTTATTACTATTTATACAGGAAAAGCACCCAAAAGGTGCTTTATCCCAACCTGAAAAGAACCACCAAGTCAGGCACGATTATTTATTCAACATTTTTTTCATTCCTGTTGCTTTTACGAAGTTTTCAAGTCCCTTATTAATAGGATAAATTTTAACATAGATTTTTTCGGGGACAAATCCAAAATATCCTTGATTCCAAGGACATAACCAAACAGGAACACACATTGTGGTATCAGTATAAGTTGTTCCTTCTTCATCAGATACTTCTTTCACAAGCAGAGTATCATAATCAGCAGGTTCTTCAAGGAAGAGAGAAATCTCAACTTCATCACCTTCAATCGGATACTTTCCATTCTTGAAGTAGCAATGCTCATCAATTGCTTCTTGAGTTCCATTCATCAGCAGTTCTTCAACTGTGTCATTATGAGGATGGTCAAAGTGATACAAACCATCTTCACGTTTGATTGCAATAACAGTCAGTTCCATAGAAGTCTTGTGATTGAGAATATTGTAGCACAAAAAAAAGACCCCTTGCGGAGTCTGGGGACAGTTTGAGAAGTGGTCTTCAGTGCTCTCCCATTGCTTTTTGCTTACGAAGTTTCTTTGGATTCTTCGTCTTGTCTGCAGAGTAGTTATTATCATCCTCATTATCAGGATCTACAGCACTACGATGTCTTGTACGTCTTTCTTCATCATCCAGTTTTGAACGCATTCTCTTTGCTTCATCTGGAGAATACCTTCTACCACTGTTATACCATTCCTTACCTACATGACCTCTCTTCACAGCATCAGCACGAGTAGCAGATGCTTTTGCTTTTTTACGATTTGCCTTGAAGGTCTTCATATCAAGACCCTCATTAATCATAATACTTTCTCTCCACTCTTCACTCATATTCACCATAATTACCAATGCTGCTTGTTCAGTATCAGCATAACCTTCATCAATAAGATGTGAGAGGATGATGTCGTAAATATCTTGAGAGTTCATCTTACAAATACTTTTTAGTTATTTATTAATCTACTTTTCCTGTCATAATTCCAGTCTTTTCAGACTTTTCAGTGCTTCTCTTACCAAACACTTTCTTATAAAGTTTTGCTCTCTTTGCTACTCCAGTCTTCTGGTCTTCACCAGACATAACGGCAGTTGGTTTTCCAACTACAGTTTCACCTTTCTTTGCACCTGCTGCTTTTAGATGCTTTGGAGTATCTTTTAGTGCCTGGATAAAGTTTCTACCTCTCTCCATTTGTTGGTCCTTATCACCTTTTCCAACATCACTATCACGATGCATAATATCTACAGTATGAACTGGACCTCTCTTCTTTGCACCTGCTTTTGTTATATTTTTCTTCAAATCCTTCACTCTTCTTACACTTTCACTTGAAGGTGCAGTTTTCAATCTAGTCATTCCAGTTGGAGTTTTTCCTGCTGGTTTGTATTTCTTAATTAGATGCTCACCTTTTGCTGCTTTTCTTGCAGAAGAGTGAGTGCGGATGTAATGGTCCTGCTCGGTGCTGCCATAATCATCTTCAGTATCTTCACTATCATATGTTGTATAATCTTTTGCTTTGGTTCTCAAATCTTTAGTGGAATACTTACCAGTTCCCTTGAGTCCTGCTTTCTTCGCAATCGCAGCAGTAGTTCTCTCCTGCCTTTCCATATCAGCACCACGACCACGAGCAAGAGTTACTTTACCTCGTGTTCTTCTACCACTTCTTTCACCAGTTGAACTTTCTTCAAGTTCAACTTCTTCTGCTTTCACACAACGATTATATGTCTTTCCAAAGAGTTTTTGTGTGCCTTTTTTCTTATATCCAGGCCAACACTTTTTTGCTTCGAAAATAAACTCTTGATATGTCTTCATCTTCCACCACCCATTGAACGTGATCTTTGTGCTTTCTTCAATGCAACTTTATATTCTGGAGATGGACCCGAACCCAATGGTCTCTCACCTCTTTCTCTTTGTGCCTTATCAATTTTTTGTTGCTCTAACTTACCAACACCTCTCTTTCTTCCAGGTGCCTTTGCTCCACTTCCACCACCACCGTGTGCGTGTCTAGTAGCACCATAAGTTTCTGGTTGACCGTAGGTATTGCGAGGGTCTTTCATACCCTGCTTAATTCTACCGATTGCTGCTCTAGGTGATAGTGAAGTTCTTGTTGATTTTTTAACTTCTGAACGACCAGTTTCAGGGTTCTTCACAACTCTACCAGATGTAGAAGTAACAAATAGTGGAGTTTTCTTTTCACCCTTGACTTTATCCTCTTTACGCATCTCAACGAGGTATGCTTCTTCTAGGAACTCTTTGAAGGTCTTCATCTTTTTACGACTTTTATTTTTATTTATTCTTCTTTGCTTCTCTTCTTTGCTTTCTAACTGCTGCTGCAAGTAAATCTCTATGAGAAATTGCACTTTCTCTACTTCCAGGTCCAGATACAATATCCTTTACTTTTCCCTCAACTTCGTGTGCTCCGCCTTTTCTATGTTTTATTCCTGGTTTATCAGCAGGTGTTTTTGGTCCTTTTGCTGCCATCAAGTTTCTTGGTTGATGACCGTGATAAACACCAATTTTTTTATCACGTTCTACTCTTTCTTTCCATTCAGCATCACTCATAGATCCTTTAAGTTTTGCTGAATGATGTGTTGGGGTAATATGATGTGCTTCGTATCCTTTTCTTTTTATTGTTTTTACTTTACGTCCTGCCTTTGCTCTTTCTTCAGGAGAACTTAAAGTTTCAATTCTTTCTTTTCTTGCTTTCTTTTCTTGAGCTCCGCCCGCTTTTGGTTTAAGTCTCCATTTTGGACTTTCAGTACTTCCAGCATTGTTAGCATAATATCCAGAGGGGATGCCACCGTGATGTTTCTCAAGTTCTGCTCTACTAGCAAATCCTGGTTGTCTTACTTCAATCAAATATGCTTCTTCTACAAATTCTTTAAAAGTTTTTTTCTTACGATTACGTGCTGGTTCTGATACTCTTGGGCTATCTAAATTTCTATTTGCTTCCTTTCTTTTTCTCATCAGTTCTCCCATTAAAGGAAGACCTGGAGCAGCAGATTTACCAGAAGATACTAAAGATTCTGGTGATTGTGCTGCATTAGCAGCAAATGAAAGTGCTAATACTGCGTTTGCTGCTGCGTCTCTTTTTTTACCTTCAGAAAGCATTTAACTGCAAAAATACCTTCTATTATTTATTAAACAGTACCAACATAAGAAAGAGACCTTACAAACAACTCGGTGAATCTTTCTTGTTTCTCTGGATGAACTGATGCTGGATTTGCATTTATTGCTTTACGAAGAGTATCAAGTTCTTGATACTCTTCGTCTGTAAGATTGTCTTGTCCTCTCGATGGAAGAGTCATACCTTTTTGCTCCCGCATTTATCTTCAAATCCTAACACTATTTAAGAGAGTTCTAATGTTTCTTAATATTCTCTTTGGGATTGGTTAACAGTTCTTAATCATTAAAAAAAGAACCAAAACTACCACGACTTCCAGGTTTTCTATCTTCTAGCATATCCATCAGTTCTTCAATCTTTTTACAGTTTTCCATATCAAGTAAAAGTTGAGACAACTGTTTTACAACTAATGGTTTTTCTGATGTAGATGCAACACGAATGGCAGCGCGTAGATGACTTTCTGCTTCTAAAATATGGTCTAAAGTTTGTTTACTCAATGCCATTTAATCTATCCTCACATTTAGTATAAAAAGTCCCATTGACATAACAGGACTTACCAGGTTCATAGTATTTTACTACAGAAGGGTTTGGTGGGTCAAGTGTACATAGATTTCCACTTGACATCAACAATCCATTCAAACAATATGTCAATATCTGTGGGAGTAACATCAACACTCATCCATTGCAAGTGGTTTAGTTACTTTACGCAACTCAAAACTACCGTCTCCACGGTCAATCCATTCTACCATATCTCCCTCTTTTAGATTTGCTGCTTCCAGAAGGTCATCTGGAAAAGTTACAAAATATTCACCACTTGCTCCATCAACTTCAACAGGAAGTTGCCACTTT